CATCGGATTGACTGACGACCGGACAAACATCGGCGTCCGTGAATACCGCGCATTGCAAGCCGCGTACGAGGAAGCCGCGCGGCGCGTCGGTCTCATGCCCTACCAACTACAGGCGATTACGTGGCGTGTCTGGCGCGACCGCCACGGTATATCGTGACAAACGGGGCGACACTATTGTGTGCGTTTTTCGGGGATCGGCTGGCGCTTCCTGCCGCGTTCGGGGGCGGGGCAACGGGCTGATCGACGGGCGCGGCGAGTCGCGGGGCCGCGTCCAACCGTCCGAAAAAAAATTTCGGCGCGGGGGTTCAACTGGTGCAAATTGTATGCCATGGTTCGACTACCAACAACGCATGAGTAAAAGGAGAACTGATCATGCTTGACTTAGTAAATACAGAAACTGTCGCCGCCGATTCCGCTATCAAACGCGGTGACGAAATTTATTCGATCCACAACAACCCGGCGGATGTCGGCTTGTTCTCGAAATTTGCAAGGGTGGAGCGGGTGCCACTTGAAGCCGGGTGTCCTGCAACGTGGAACGATGCGGACATAGTGACCAACCGACCTTTTGAGGGGTATTCGGCACTGTACAACCGGGCCACCGATGCGCTGCTGGATGTCCGGCCCGTGTCCCGGCACTATGCCCTGATCCCCCACGACTCACTGTTCAAGAAACAAGCCGCGCTGCTGGCGGAGTCTGACCTGCCGGATGATAACGTCACGGTAACCGATCGAATCTATGGCTACGGTAAACGGGTGCATCGCACTGTGGTTTTCCACGACCTTGCCACCGAACATTCGACCCGGACCGGTCAGACTGATCGTGTGAATTGCCGCATGGATATCTTCAACAGTGTCGATCTGTCGTGGGCCTTTCAGGTGTTTTCGGGTGCCTATCGTGACTTGTGCCGGAACTCTTTGGTATTCGGCGGGGCCAAATCGTACCACCAAAGGAAGGTGCATAAGGGCCATATTTCTGTCGATGCCATGATCTCGAAAGCCGGATTCGGTCTGGATATGTGGATGAACAACCGCGACCAGATGGAGGTGTGGCGGAATTCGTTCTGTTCGGAATTCGACTTTCAGCAGATGCTAAAGCAGTCAATCTGCCGCAAGAGCACTAAAGCTGCAAAGCACGATGAGACGCTTGCTATCAACGAAAGTAAATTGAATTGGTTCCTTGAGCGGTTCAAGGAAGAGACGCCAGAACTGGGTAACACGCTGTGGGCGGCTTACAACGCCCTGACGCACTACGCCACGCACTTGCCGGGCACACACACCCGGAACTCTAACAAGGAACTTGTCGCCACCCGGCGCAACGACGAAGTCAGGGCCGTGATCGAGGGTGATTTCTGGCGCGGTCTCGAACGGGAGGCGGTATAGTTGGAGGAATGGCTTAAGGCGGGGATAATTCTTTATCGCCTGCTTTTCATGGTGGCCGTCGTTCTTGGCCTCGTGATGATCTTAAACTGGTAACGACGAAAGGAACCAGACTGATGAGAGAACTACCGAAAGAACTTATCGATGAGATCCGCGCCCTTGCGGATAAATTCGAGCTTGTAATTCGGGCGGACGAACGCGACCGCTTAGTATCGAAGTTGCGCGGCCAGTTGTTTGCCGAACAAGTGGGCGAAGCACTAGAGGACGAAGAGCCGCCGCTGCCGGAATCGCTCCCGCAGCCGAATGATGTCGTACTGTCATCAACCCATTACTGCGCTATTCGCTGGATGTCGCAGGGGTTCATCGCTGTGCCTACGCTTGCCGGTCACATGAATGTGAAAAAAGAGTCGGTTTATCACTATCTGTCTGACTTGAAAAAGGCCGGGTTTGATATCGAGGTAAAATCGACGGGTAATCGGCGGGGCGGGTATCGAAATATTTACAGGCTTGCGCGTCCGGCCTGAAAATCGTAAAACATTGGGGCCGGTGCTTTTGCCGGCCCTTTTGCAAATGGAGAACGAAACAATGCAAAGCACGATCAAAAATGAACTCACCACATCTGAAGCCGCCGATGTTTTCACCATCACCGAACACGAGATCCGCGTTTTGCGTCATCATCTCGATGCGATCAACAACCAGATCCGGGGGCTTGAGTGCTTTATGGATTCAATGGGCTTTACCAGTTACATCGGCAGCAATGCGCCCCGTTCGATCAAGGTTGGCCAGTTTAAGGTGACCGCCGACGATTAACCAGTTACCCTGCCGGTGAGGGGCTAATATCCCGGCATCCTCCCTTACCTTGACCCCGTCACTAGTTGGCGGGGTTCTTTTTTGCGTTTGCACTGGAATAACGGCTTGCGGCTTGAACTGGCGGGATAATCCGGCAGGTTTGTAGCTCGGGGGTTGCTGCGCTTTTGGCCATCCCCGGTAAGCTTTTAGGATTACAGATGTGCCAAATAATGCAACGCGCGCGGGTGCGGGTGCGATGTGCGGGATGTTATGGGGTTCGAGTGCGGGGCGATCTTGTGCCGGGGTTGTGGGGTGCCTCGGCGAGGTCTAATCGGTGAAAGATTGTTGCTGAAAGTTGCTGGCAAATGTAAATAAATATTAATATCTGCGCCTGCGCGCGTAAGGGCCACCCGGCCCCCCTGTACATGTGCATACAATCCCGACAGCAATTTTGTTTTTTGGGAGTAATAGGCATACGTAAAAACGTAAACCGTAAGGACAGACCAAAACGTACACCTTAAGGGAGGCCACCCCTTCCTTACTGGGCCACTTTTGTGAATGGGGTGTATATCCCGGCGGGTCTTACACGCAGTGTACTGTCGAAATCACGATTTGTCAAGAAAAAAGTTGACAACATCGGAAATAGCACCTATACTTATGACGTGGATCACACACAAACCCGTCACACCTTCCCTTAAACACAGTTGTTTACTAACAAAAGGTACGACGCACGTGTGATTCACCCCGGATTACGAGAAAAAGATGAATCTACTTCCACAAAAACCCGCAAAACAGCGCGAATTGACCCCACAACAGGGTAAATTTCTCGATTTGCTCTTCGAAAACGGCGGAAACGTCACTCAAGCAGCCGTAGACGCCGGATATTCGAAGGGTTCGAGCCAGTGGCTCAAGAAAACTCTCTCTGAAGAGATCGTCGAGCGTACGAAAGACATCCTTTCGGTCAACGCGATCAAAGCGGCTAACCGCCTCGTCACGACAATAGACAACCCCGCCCCCGAACGCGGTGACGACTTACGTCTCAAGGCAGCAGAATCACTCCTCACACGCGTCGGCGTACGCGCTCCGGAGCAAATAAACCACAACGTAACGGCAGTACACGGCGTAGTCCTGTTGCCACCGAAGAATGAGGTAGTCATCGATGGCTGACTACGGTCTAACAAAAGCAGAAGAGGCTCTCGCTCGTATGTTGTTCTTCGACTTGGGTCGAGACAACTACACAACCCTCGAAACGTACCTCCGTAGTGGACAGTCGAATAAAGACGTAGACGAGTACGGACCCGTACGAAAGAAAGCAAAAGGCGGAAAGGTTTGTCGTGGACGAAAAGCAGCCGGAAGCGCCGAGAAAACGCGGTAGACCTAAAAAAGACTCTAACGCCCCAAAGGCAACATATCAACTTTCTACAAAGGAACGTGCGAGACGCGCGGCGACGAAACGTGTCAATGCCGCGAAGCGCCGTGCCGCGAAGTCAACCAAAGCAGCAGAGGACAAACGACGCTATGCTCGAAAGCTCGAAGAACAGGCTACGAAAGTTGAAAACGCTCTTGCTGGCAATTCCTCTGCCACAATCGATCTTGGGGATGTGGCTGCTTTACCAGACCCAGTATCGGAGCTTGTCGGCGAAAGTGAAGTCGTCTTTCAACCGAACTCGGGTCCGCAAACGGAATTTTTGTCGGCGGGTGAGCGAGACGTACTCTACGGCGGTGCTGCCGGTGGTGGAAAGAGTTTTGCACTTCTTGCTGATCCGCTACGTTATTGTCACAATCCTAATCATCGTGGTCTTCTTCTCCGTCGTACACTCGACGAACTTACCGAACTCATAGACAAATCCCGCCAACTCTACCCCAAAGCATTTCCCGGTGCGAAGTTCCGAGAGTCGAAGTCGACGTGGGTCTTTCCGTCCGGGGCGACGATGTGGTTCACGTACCTCGACAAAGACAAAGACGTAACCCGTTTTCAAGGACAGGCGTTCAACTGGATAGGCATCGATGAGAT